GTATGGAACTTGAAGGGTTACCTCCTAGAACCGTTAAGTGGGAGCCTGATGAATTCCAACAATACCTACAAACATGTTATAGGTTCTCACAACCTGCTATGGCCTTGTTAGGTATGCTGTGCTTCTTCCTGTGTCAAAGACCGGGAGATATGACGAAGCTGAAATGGACCGACCTGAATGCAGAGTTTGTCAATTTTGTCCAGAGCAAGACGAAGAAAAGTATGTCACTCTGGATGGGTACGGACCTTCGCCACACTCTGGACAAAACTCCCAAACAGGCGGAATATATAGTGATTCGAGGGGATGGCAGACCGTTTTCCCAGCGAGACTACGGGCGAGAATTTGAGTACCTGAGATACAAGGCGGGTATTCGGGACGAGCTTCAGTTACGTGATTTAAGACGAACTGGCTTAACCCTATTAGCGGATGGGGGAGCAACAGAAAACCAACTCAAAACGGTACACGGCACAAGTGATAGCCGCGTACTCTCTATATATACGCTTCGGACACCTAAGCAGAGTCAAGACGCTCTTGTTAGGCTCCAACACGCCGGATTTAGCTTGTAGAATCTAGCGTAATTCTTGTTGACGACAAGTACGAATCAGTGTACCCTCCGATGGCTTTGCCAGAGGTGAATATATACCGGTCACTCCAACGTTAGGACTACAATGGAAGCTTTCATTAGTCGTGCCGAACAAGTCGTTAAGAATATCCAAGCACCGTTCGGTTGGACCGTGTTTGTGAAATCCAAGAATGAAATTCCTTACCTGATGATTACTGCATATCAGGTCAAGGACAATACCTCAGATGCTCTGATCGACTGGAACTCCCGTAAGTGGATGCTCTCGGAGCACATGACTGATGGTGAAATCGTACAGACAGCGTTCCTTGCCTGTATGACTGCTGTTGAACATGAAATGAGAGAAACCTTCCTGTATGAGGGTTACTCCATCTTCGATCCACATTATGATATCAAGAAGTTGGTATCATTGAGAAGTTCACCCGATGCGCTGAAAGAGCGTAGTTAAGGAGAATGATGTTACACATCAGAGAAGGCCCGTAAGTACCTCACACTTGGATAGAGGAACTTAGGAAACAAGGGAACTCAAGTATGTGCTATATTCGTGATGGTCCGTAACTAACCCTATCTCGGCTCACATAGCTAGGGGTGGATAGTGGAGAGGGCTCAACAACCAGTGATAGTACGTTAGGGTATTACCACAATCTCTGCTATCCACCTGAAGGCGTCCTAGACCTGTGAACCTATAGTGTGTGAAGTGTTGGATATGTGTGTAGAAGCATGTATCTGAAAGAATTTGGGGCTCACTATGGACGAGACTACATTACGGAAGTTCACCAAGATTGGTGCTTTCACTACAGCTTGGAAGAAGGGTGCTATTGCATTCTTCACTGCTGTGACTAAGGATCGCAACCCCTTTCCTGCAAACTCTATGGATCGGGAAGAATGGATTGATGGCTACAACTTCGCTAGAGCATACCAGTTCTGTAAGTCACTGGATGTAGGCGGGGATGTACCTGATCAATCCATTAAGAATGACATTGAACTTCATGAGGGATGAAGATGACTATAGATTTCAAGACCCTGACTGATGGTGAAATTCAGGATATGTTCATTGAGTGGGTGGATAACCAACCGCCTGAAGTGGGGTATGACTTTCACAGCTATGGTAAATGTGCTGTAGGTCAGTTCCTGAAGTCGCATGGTATCAACTCTGCTGATGGGCTGCTGCTATCTTCAGAGATATTCAGAGTGTTCTTGGTTACCCATAAGGATACTCCAATTTACAAGGCTGCGTTGGATAAGCCTTGGACTATGGGAGAACTGGCTAAACGATTGGAGGCTGTAGGATAGCTTATAACTACAGAGAACAACTTGAGATACTAAAGACTATACGAATTGCAGATGGGCAGACCCACAGAGGTAACTGCCCATTCTGTGGTGGTAAGAACACATTAACTATCACCCGACAAGGGCAAGGTTATGTGTGGAATTGTTATCGTGCTTCCTGTACAGCGCACGGTGTTAAAGACGGTCCAGACAGCCTCACAGGCATCCAGAAACGTCTTGAGGGCTCTGGTCCTACACCGAAAGAAGGAAAGCCGCTACCGGCGCTCCTAAGCCCCGCAAAAGCCCATCCTGAAGCTGAGGAATACCTGAGGTCCGTCCATGCTTGGGACGCCTACCAAGCGGGCTTGATCGATCTGCAATATGATCCTGTAGCTAATCGTGTCTTGTTTCCTATTAATAAGGACGGGGCAGTTGTAGGTTATAGCGGTAGGGGACTAGGACGAACCAAACCCAAGTGGGATAAGTACGGTGAGACTAGCTCACTTTTCACTTGTGGAGTTGGCCGAATCGCTGTACTGGTTGAGGACGCTGCGAGCGCTTGTGCTGTTGGGATCATACCGGAATATACCGGGGCGTCTCTCCTAGGCACCACTCTCCTGCCCTCCCATAAAGTCGAGTTACGGACGTATGACAAGGTACTTGTGTGCCTTGATCCTGATGCGTCCATGAAAGGTTTGCGAATGGTATCTCTGTTAGGAGGTACTGTTCAGACTTCTATGGTCTTGATCAGGGATGACTTGAAGTACTTTGACCCTGATACAATTAGACGTCTATTGACCGTTAACCAAGAGGAATGAATGTTTGCATCACGACAAGAGCCTAACACCCGAAAATGGAATCTCTGCATTCGTAGAGGCCGTGTTATCAAGGGTACGTATTACGAAACGGGGAAATGGCAACCCATTGAATTCGGATCGAGAGCGAAAGCAGACGCGGTTGTCCAAATCTTCAATGAGAAGTACCTAGAAACCTATGATAAGTTCCTCAATAGGGAGGGATACCTGCAACGATCTAACCAACATATGCCCCTAGAAACCATCATTTCAATGATGGATGTAATCAGAGAATACTGCCTCCCAATTGCAGAGGTAGATAAGCAACCCAATTAACTCAATGTAGGTTAATAACTGGATACACAACTACTCAAACAACTCCTATCAAAAGACTTCTATAACGAAAATAAGAAACTACTGAACCGATCACTGTTCGATGATGATATTCTGGAGTTGTATGAAGTACTCCAAACCTCACATGAGAAGTTCAATACAGACTTAACAACTGACACTCTCTATCTGCTATGGGAAGCTGAAAACCCCGTAGCTACCGCTGCTACCAAGCGTAGTATGCAAGACACAATCCGACATATTGCCGATGAAGACCCAATTGATAGTCAGGTTGCATCGCACCTGTTACATGGGTTGTGGCAGCGTAAGTTTGGTCAGGATGTGGCTAATATAGGTATCCAGCTTGCCGAGGGTAAAGCTTCTGCCTATGACAAACTCAAAAGACTGATTGAGAAGGGTGATGCAGGGTTCCTCCCTACAGACTTTGGTGAGGATACTACAACTGACATTCACAAGCTCCTAGAGCTTACCTCACAAGCCAATAAGTTCAGGTTCAACATTCCTAGTTTGTGTAGGAAGGTGTATGGCATTGGTCGTCAAGACTTCATGATTGACTTTGCTAGACCTGAAACCGGTAAGACCACATTCAATGTCAGTCTTGTAGCTGGTCCCGGTGGCTTTGCAGAACAAGGCTTACGCTGTGGTATCCTAGGAAACGAAGAAGCTACAGAAAAGACCATGCTGCGTGTGTTTCAATCCTACTGTGGAATGACAGAGGATGAGATTAGAGCCGCACCTGATCTGGCTAAGGAAAGGTATCAACTCGTTGAAGACAAGATTACTCTCAAGAATATCTTCGGGTGGTCTTTACCTGAGGTTGAAGCTTACGTTACTCACAAGCAACTTGATGTGGTGGTTGTGGATCAGGCTGATAAGGTGGGGATTGATGGTTCATTCGCATCTACCCATGAGAAACTACGTGCCTTATACACGGGCTTACGTGAAGGGGCTAAACGTACTAACTCAGCTTGGATTGCAGTTAGCCAAGCATCAAACGATGCTGAAGGTAAAACTCAACTCACTCCGGATATGATGGAAGGTTCCAAGACCGGTAAGTATGCTGAAGCTGACCTTATCATCGGTATCGGTAAGTATAAGGA